CGCAGGGCGACGTTGGCCCGGCGACGACGCTTACCATCGGCACGGTCGCGAGCGGCACGACGGCTGCGGCAACGCTGACTGGGCCAGCCGGGGCGCAAGTGTTGAACCTGACGCTGCCGCAGGGTGCCACGGGAAGTGCGGGCAGCACGGGGGCCACGGGGGCAACGGGTCCGGCCGGGCCTGCGAATAGCCTGACTATTGGCACGACCACGACTGGCGCGGCGGGCTCGTCGGCGTCTGCGACGATAACGGGGACGGCACCCAATCAGACCTTGTCGCTGACCATTCCTCGCGGCGACACGGGGCAGGCTGGCGCGACAGGGGCCGCCGGGCCTGCGAACACGCTCACTATCGGCACGGTCACGACGGGAGCGGCTGGCAGCAACGCATCGGCCACGATCACGGGAACCGCTCCAAACCAGACAATCAATCTGACGATCCCGCGTGGGAATGCTGGCGTTGACGGCCAGGACGGGGCAGACGTTGAGTTTCAGGCGACATCGACGCATCTGCAATGGCGATACGCTCCGAGCGGCACATGGGCCAACCTCGTGGCGCTCTCGGAAATCACGGGGCCGCAGGGTGCGGCAAACAGCCTATCTATCGGCACCGTGACCACTGGCGCGGCCGGCTCATCGGCCTCGGCGACTGTAACCGGAGACGCCCCCAGCCAGACGCTAAACCTCGTCATTCCGCGAGGCGATGCGGGGCTCAGTGGTCTGTCGTGGGCGAGCGTGCCGAGTTCTCCAAGCTCGCCTGGCGCTGCTGGCGATATGGCCTACGACGCGACCAACCTCTACGTGTGCGTTTCTGCTAGCACATGGCGACGAGCCGCACTTGCGACCTGGACGCCATCTGACCCGCTGTTTTCTGCGGTGTCTCTCCTCCTGCACATGGACGGCAGCGGCTCGACGTTCACTGATTCAAGCGGCACGCCGAAGACTGTCACAGCCAACGGCAACGCCACGCAATCAACAGCGCAGTCGAGGTTTGGCGGCAAGTCGACTTTGTTCGACGGCGTATCGAGCCTCTCCGTTCCGCCGAGTCTCGCCAATCTGCCAGCCGGAACGGATTTCACTATTGAGGCCTGGATTTATCCGAGCGGCACTCCAAGCGGGGCCATTTTGGGAAGCGGCGGAAACGGGCATGTGTGGTTTGGGCTTGGTAACGGCCAATTGTTCCTGGCAAGAACAGACCTGACTGTGGTGGTGTCTTCGTCGAGCTCTGCGATTGCTCCAAATCAATGGCAGCATGTGGCGGTAACTCGCGCCGGAGACGTAGTGCGACTATTCATCAACGGAACGCAGGTCAGCACGGCTACGCAAAGTTTTTCATTCCCACAGCCGAGCGCGCTGACAATCGGCAGCCTGGCTGGGTTTGGTAGTCAGAATTACAGCGGGCATATCGACGAGTTCCGCATCACGAGCGGCACGGGTGCGGCGCGCTATACCGCGAACTTCACGCCGCCAACGGCTGCGTTCCCTGACGCCTGACGCCCTGCCTACCCGTTGACCCTCGCTCTACGCTGGCCTTATGCCCCGCAGGAAGCGCCAACGCCGCACCGTCTACGTCGGCGACCAGCGATGGAAGATCGAGCGTTCGCAGCTTCGCGGCATCGACGGCGATTGCAACTACACGCTCCATCGCATCCGCATCGACGCCCGGCTCCGAGGCGTTGACCTCTTAGATACGCTCATTCACGAGCTCATTCACGCCCGCTGGCCTGACCTGTCTGAAGATGCGGTTGTTGAGTTTTCGGAGACGCTTTCGGGCGTGCTCGACGCCGAGGGATTCCGCCACCGTGACGACGAGGAGGACTGATGGCGAAGGGGAAGAGCGGAATACTGGCGTCGCTCAAAGAGCGGGCAATCGACTCCTGCCGCAAGAACCAGACTTGGTTTGACAAGCTGCCAGCCGCCGTCCAGGCAGAGCTCAACGAAGCGAAGACGAGTTTCCTGCGTGGCGAGATCATCGACAAGCGCGGCCGGATGCCAATAAGCCGGTTCGCCGAGTTGCTGTCTGCCGAGTTGGCCGAGCGTGAGATTGCCACCGTGGGCCGCCAAGGAATCGAGAATTGGCTAAAGCGAAAATAGCCCAGGCGATCGCCGAGAAAGCCGCACTGGCTGCCGGCCGTCCACCTGAGAAGGCCGAGCAGGTCACGCAGACTCGCGACGGCGACACGCTCGAAGCCCGCAGCGTATCGGCACGCATTCGCACGGTGGAGGATCTGCTCGCCCACATCGAGGCCGACTTGCAGCGTTTTGAAGTGGCTGCATCTGAAGCAACCAAGTGGGAGGTAGCGACCAGCGACGCAGACGGCACGGCGACGGTGACGGAATTGCATCGCGTCTGGGTGAGGCTCAAGCCACGGGGCGGGCCGACGACGCTTGAATGCGTGGCGTCGATGATCGAGGCGGCGAAGAAGGAGATTCGGCGTATACCAAAAAAGGTATATCGCCAGCCGAAGCGGGACGGTCTCTGGCAAGTGCTCGTCGTCGCGGATTGTCATTTCGGAAAATACGCCTGGGGGCGAACGACCGGAGGCGACGACTATGATCTCGACCTGGCCGAGCGGCTTGTCGGGCAGGCAGGCGACGAGCTCGTAGCGGTGGGAGATTCCCACAAGCCCACTCGACGCACGATCGCCTTTCTCGGCGACCTATTCCACTACGACCGGCCAGACGGCAGCACGACGAGCGGCACGCCGCTAGAGCGCGACGGCCGGCTCCAGAAGATGATCGCGGTCGGCTGCGACACGCTGCTCCGCATCGTCGAGCGTTCGTCGCAGTCGGTCCCTACCGATGTCGTGATTGTCAACGGCAACCACGACGAGGTGTTGACCTGGACGTTTCAGAGGATCCTCTCGGAGCGTTTTCGCGGGTCGAAGTCGGTGCGAGTCAAAGAGGACTTCACCGGGCGGCAGTACCTCACCCACGGGCGGAACCTCCTTGGGTTCGCTCACGGCCACCGGGCAAAGAAAAAGCTCCCGCAGATCATGGCCCTCGAAGCCTCGCAGCACTGGGCGAAATGCCCATATCGGGAATGGCACACGGGACATTTCCACTCGCAGGCTGCGGAGTGGCAGCGGCCGATTGAGACGCTCGACGGCGTGATCGTGCGAACGGCTCCGGCTCTCTGCCCGCCCGACGATTGGCACAGCGTCAACGGATTCATCGGCTCTCGTCAGGCGTGCGAGACATTCATCTACGAGCCAGACGGCGGGCTCTGCTCGATGCACGTTGCGTCACCGAGGGCGAAGGCTTGACGCTCTCCGCAGATTATCTCCGAGAGGCAGAGTACCGCGCTCGTCGGTTCTCCGGTGCTTACTTCGGCACATCGGGCTCTCTTGCCGCAGACGTTCTTAGAATGCTCAAGGAAAGGAAAGATATGACCGCAGCGTTTGACCAACTCGAAGTTGAGAACAGAGCCCTCCGCGAAGCCGTCGCCGCTCGCATGGACGCGACGCCAGAGGACGATCCGAAGAAGCGTGGCTACTCCCCGATGGCTGCGTCGCTCGCCGGTTGTCGCCCCGCGCAGGAGGCCGCTGCCCGGTGCTTCGACACGACCGAGCAGGAGTCGCCGACCGAGATAGCTGACGCCGACGTGCCGTCGATCCCGGTGGACTGGATCCTCCAGGGCGAGCGTGAATTGAAGGGTGAGAAAGAGCGGCCGGTTGACATACGTCATGCGGGAGACGGGCTCTTGGCTGACCAAGACGAGACGCCCGCCGAGCGGTTGCTGAGAGACGCGATCGAAGTGATCCGCGACCGTCGCCCGAAATACGGCGGCCCGCTCCACCATTTCGCCCGCACGGTGGGCATGATCAACGCCGCCTTCGCCGACGTGCTCAAGCGTCCGCTGACCCCCGCCGACTGGGCTGTCGTGATGACGCTCGACAAGGTTGCCCGCCACATGGGGCCGAGCAAAACCACCGACACGCCGATCGACTTGGCTGGCTACGCCGCCTGCCTGGCTGAGTGCGAGACGCTGCCATAGCCCCTACGGTCGCGCCCGGTTTTCGGCCACCTTGAAGGGTCGGAGGCTGACGTGATCGCTGCGGCTCACTGGCGTCGAGGCGGACCTGACGGGCGCGAACCAATCGCGGCCGCAGGTGAGGTTGTGTCGCTCGCCAAGAACTACACGAAGAGCCAGGAGTATTGGGGCAAGGTCACGAGCAAGCGGCCAGCGCCGCTGACAGCCTCGCATGTGCAACTGGTCGCGTTCCGCCTCGGCTGCTCTCTCGATTCCGCCCGCCGGGCAATCCTCATGGGGCTCGTCAAATGATCTCATCCGCTCCGCTCCAGGCCGCCTACGACCTCGTGTCGCTCGCCGAGAAGGTCAGAGCGTTCGTCGCTACGGCGAAGGTCAAGGCCGCTGGCGGGATCACGGTCTCCGAGTTTGGCGAGCTCGCCGTCGCCCTCATGCGGGTGGCGATTGAAGCGGCCGACGCGATCCCCGTCGACGGTGCCGAGCGAAAGCAGTTCGTGCTCAACGCCGTGGGGCTGTTGTTCGACACGCTCGCGGACAAGGCGATCCCCGCGCTCGCGTGGCCCGTCTGGATCATCCTGAAACCGGCCGCTCGCCAATTGCTGCTCTTGGTCGCCAGCGGTGCCATCGAATCGCTATTGCCCCTTGTCCGAAAGGCTGCCCCGTGATTACTGCCCTGCTGCTCGTTGCCGCTGCCGTTGTGTTGGCGTGGCCCTGGATTCGCGAGCACGCCCCCGAGATCGACCTCTCCAATCTCGACCGTCGCCACTACGCGGCAATCCTGCTCGGGGCGGCAGCGATGGCGTCTTATGCCTTGCGTTCGCCAGCGGCCCCGCAGCCGCAGCCGACGCCTTCGCCAACGAAGCTCGATCTCCGTGGCACGTTTGTCGGCCCCGACGCAGCCTCAGACGCAGCCACAACGGCGGCCCTCTGCGGCGAGATCGCCAACGAAGTCGAGTGGGACGGGACGCAGCCAGAGCCGCTCATTAAAACCGGCGTGGCGTTTGACGAGTTGCGAGTCCGCACGCGGCTCCTGCTTTGCAAGGGCGAGAGCCTGGGCGAGAAGCATCCGCGAGCGAGGGAGGCGATTGAGCAGTTCTTAAACGCTGCCGCCGGCACATCGGGCGGGCCGCTCACGCCAGAGCAGCGGGCCAAGTGGGTCGCGGCCTACCGCGAGGTCGCTCGCGCTGCGGAGGCTGCCGCCCGATGAGCTCGTCTGCGAAGGCCCGCTGGCAAATCTTTGCTGCCGCCCTGCTCTTAGGGCTCGGGCTCGCCGTCGCCATTGAATCGTGGC